GGAGAATCCGTTGTCGGCGTCCAAATCAGAGGAATCAATTTCGATGACATAAAGCGTATTCGCCGCGTCAAGGTAAAACGTGTTGCCGGTGACGTTGTTCTCGGTCAATGCGCCTGTCGTCGAGGCGGCGGAATACATTTTCGAAAAAGCCAGTGCTTTGGCACCGGTTCCGCTTGAATCCGTCGCCTGCGAGAGCGTGACCGCGGCGGTGGAGGCCGTCACCCAAGCACCTGTCTGAATCACGACTTTTACTTTGCGGTTCTTTGAAACGTTGACCCACCCGCCTGTAGCGGCGGTTCCGCTATAGTTAGCCGGCGCGTAGGCATAAATCGGTTTTGCTTTCATTTTGTTTCTCCTGCATCAAAAAGGGTTAATTAACTCCTGGTCTGAAGCACAACAAACGGCGACAGCGTGTTGTTGCTGTATTTGGGCTTAATCGCGCTCTTAATCCACGGCTGTGCGTCATAGCGAACGATATATCTGAACGCGACTTTGTCTTCCGCGAACGCAAGATGAATCGAAGAAGCCGTCCGAATCCCGCCGCCTGATTTTTCGCCGAAAAGAATCCACGAAGGACTGCACAGAATCAAATCGCCCTTTGTGCCGAGCGTTTGACAAAGTTCTGTCAGAATCAGCGGCGCGCCTTGCAGCGTCATTTCCGGCTGGCCCGTCAGTCCGTTCGTGTACTGGCCGACCAGACCGGCGGCAATCGTCGTGGGCGTTCCGGTCGGCAGATGCAGCGTGGCCAACTGCGGATAGGTGTCCTTGTTCGCAAGCCAAATCGCATCGCCAGCCGAAAGCAGGCGAGACCACATTTTCAGAATGTTCTCGGTGACGATGGACGCAGCCGCCTGCCCGCTTTCTTTCGAGACGGTGACCGTCGCCGGCGCCTTCAGAATTCCGAGCGGCTTGCCGACGCCGTCTCCGTTGATGATGTCGTCGTCGATTTGTCGAGCCAGCGCTTTGGCAAACATATCATTCAGAATCGGTTCGAGCGAAATCGGGCTGTCTTCAAGCAGTTCCGAAGACACTTTGCACAGGGCGGCGACTTTGTTCAGTTTCAGCGTCACCGTCCCAAATTTCGGGCTTGAATCGTTGATGGTCTCGCCTTCACCGACTCTGTAAACGACCACGCCGCCGTAAACGCTGTTGGAACGGTCGGATTCATCGACGGTCGGGATGTCAATCGTATTCGTCGCCATCGGCACGTTCACGACGCGATTCAGGAAGATTGATTCTTCAAGAACCGCCGACATCAATTGAGCACGAAACTCGGTCGGCACAAGATAGCCGCCGTCGCTTCCAACCGTTTCGCCGAGCGCCCGGTTCTCTTGTTGTTTTGCACAGTAGGCCATCCAGTTCCGAAGTCTTTCCGGCATCTGTCCTTTGCGAATGGATGCAAGATACACGTCTCTGGCGAATTCGCCAAACGACCGATAGCCGCCCGTCTTTTCAAAGACGTCCTCGTTCCGGCCTGAGTTCTGCTGAAATTGCGATGCATTTCGGCGAACGATTTCTTCAATCATTTCCTGCAGTTCTTCTCGGCGAATGGCGATATTCTCCGGCGCCGACATCGCAACCGGCCGAGCCACGTCGCCGGCTTGCGGCTCATACTCTTCAGCAAGACCCCTTCCTATCATGTCTTTGGCGTTATCGTCATCGACGTTGACGATGAATCCGACAGGAAGAAGAGTCCCGTTATAGTTCCATTCTTTTTTCAGTCGCAGTTTCATAATCTTATTCTCCGTTAAATAGGTTTCTCTTTCGCGGTTTCTTTTTTCCGCTGCATTTTTTCACTTTCATGGCTGGCCTCCATACGAGAGGGTTTCCGCTTTCACTTCATTGGCTCTTTCATCTGCGCCGTCATTCGCCTAACAGTTTTTTATCAGTCTCCGGCGATCAGACGCTTGAAAGTCTGCCGTTTATCTCAATCCTCGGAATCACGATTTCGAGTTCCTTCGGCTGTATTGACCGCTCCTCAGGCAGCAGGTCTTGTACGCACACATACAGCCGCTCTCCTGCCTCTTCGGCGGTTCCTGCTGATTCGTTTTGTTTTTTTTCTTCTTTCTTTTCATTCTCGCCTATCGCTTTCAACAGTTCATTCCATCGCTCATTTTTGAGCGTGATTTTGCGTTCGGATATGGCTACCGCCAGACTGTCCGGGTTGGCCGGGACACAGACCGGCGAAAACTCAAGCAATTCCCATTCGTCATAAACTGTCTTGACCTCTTCGAGTTCAGGGTTCTGCTTGATTTCATCCGGCGTTGGCTTATGCGAACGAATCGGCAGGAAGCCGACCGAAAATGCGTTCAAAAAACCTTCGCGGTAGAGATTCCAGATTTCATCGGCAAAGTCCGTTTTTGCAAATCGTATTTTTGCGCGAACGGATTTTGGCATTACTTTCACCCAGAGCGCTTTTCCGATCGGCGGTTCGCTGTCATTGTGCGACCAGAGAACGACCGGATTTTTGACGTAGTTTTCCAATCGGACGCCTGCCGGGTTCAGAATCGTTTTGTAGCGATCAATCGAATCCGTCGATATATCCGCAATAACCGTTCGCTCATCGGAATTGATTTCCGACGCCCTGCAGCAATCCACATAGCAGATTTTTTGTTCCTGTTCGATGGCTTCTGTCATTTCCATTTTCTGTTTACTCCTTGATTATCGGGACGATGGCACATCGGCATTTCGGATGGAGCGGCGGGTGGTCGACTTCTTCGCCGAGTGCCGTTCGGAATGTTTCTGATAGTCCGATTCGTTTGCCGTGCATGGACTGGCAGAGTTCGCAGCAGCGGCTGTCGGCGGACGAATCCCACTGTTTGGCTTCGACGACTTCGGACAGTTCCCACGCCTTTTGTGCCGCCTCATTATGTGCCCAGATTAACTCGGTTCTTGCGATGGCCTCTGACTGTTCTTTGATATTGACGGACTGTCGGATTTTGGATGCGACCTGCGCGGCGCCTGCGCCGGCTTCGATTCCTTCTGTGACCGCCGCTGCGATTTTGCTTCGGGCCGTCTTCGCCATTTCTTTGAAGAACGGCGACCGCTTTTTCAGCGCCTTTTCCATCGCTTTATCCGAAGCGTCGATTTTCGCCTTCGGGTTCAATTCGCCGAGCACCTCCGCCGCCTTGCTTATCATCGCCCCTTTGAGGAATGGAGCGATTTCCATTTCAAACGATTTCGCCCATTTGTCGATAGGCAGCCGGTTGATGTATTCCCGGAGGCCTCTTTCCTCTTTGGCAAACGCGCGGTTCTTTGTCTCTTCTTCGAGATAGATTTGCGCCGCCTCGTTCAGAATGCGATGGTAGACGACTGCTATTTGTGCGTGGAGTGCCCGCATCAGGAAATCGATTTCAATTTCCGCCGTCGTTTTGCGGACTTCACGCGCCGGCACAGATTCAGTCTCTTTCGTTTTTTCGGAAGCAGTCGGAATCGTGACCGTTCCAAAAGGCCCGGTCGGCGAATCGCCCCAGTCTACAGGCGGCAGACCGTCTTTGGCCCGCTCCTCGTTAATCGTGCTGTAGTTCGTCGACAAGTGGACTTGCAGTTCTTTCAACCGATATTCTTCATCCTTCGGAGCCGGGTCATCAAAAGCCAGATAAAGACCCGCTCCAAAATGCGGGACGAATTGTTCGTTTAGTTTCTGCTCAACCATCCGCAGGCGCGGCGATATGGTATAATTCTTCCACAGTTCCAGCGAAGCGTACGCGTTTGCCCTGCTCACCTCCTGAATCAGAACAAAGGACATCGGAACGCCGAAGATGGCGCAGATTTCCTCAAGGGCCGCTTTTCGCCCCTGCAGATAGTTCATTTCGCGTGGCGTGATGCCGAAAGGCGTTAATTTGGCCCCTCCGGAAAGAATCAGAACGCCGCCTTGATTGTCGACGCCGACAAAACGCGATATGCTTGTTTCGAGCCGCTGCCGCTCTTCGTCGGATACGAAGGACTCCGGCGGTATCTCAAGCACTGCATCAGGCCGCCCCCCTTTTCGGAAAAGCGTAATTTCCAGCCGATTCATCGAGTCCAGCATATCGGCTGCCTGCTCGGCGGCCATCAGCGGCGATGAGGATCCCCAGAAATCCAGCAGAGAAGGAATTTGAAAATAAACCACTTCATCCGGATTCAAGATAAGTTTATTGACGCCTTTTCCGTAATGAAATGCTTTGATGCCGTTCTTTTCATCCGGGAGAACTTGCACATCGGATGCGACGAGCGGCCAGATATTGATTATCTTTTCTCCGTCTTTTTCCAGATACCAGAACGCGCGGCCCAGCGTCTCCAGATGCGAAAAGGTGATATATTTCAGGTCGTAAGCGTTCTGCCATGGGTTGACGTTCCGCAGGAGGTCAAGAATCGGATGCGAAAGAATCTCCTCAAACTTTTCAGTTGCAGGAG